CCGGGTCGAGTCGGAGACGTTGGCGTCCTTCTCGATCGTCGAGGTGAGCCCGGCCGGTGTGTCGTCGTAGGTGAGCGTGCCGATCGTGTCGGTGATGACCGGGTTGCCTATGGTGCTACCGGATTCGGCGGCGGCCTTCACGGAGACGATCAGGGTTGCCCCGGTGACGAGACCCGGCAGGGTCGCGGTTGTGGCGGCGGTGCCGAGCCCGGTCGCGGCTGCGAGAAGCGTCGGGGGGACCGTCATCAGCCGATCCCGACCAGCGTCCCGACCTGACCGGCGCGCCGCATCCGACGGGCCAGCTCGGTGTCAGACGCGATGACCGCACCGCGCAGGTCGTAGACGGTCGCCGAGGCCGGTCCGATTGCGGAGATGCCGGACATGGCGCCGGACCGGTTGGGGACGATGGTGCCGGACCGTTTCGGCACGAACAGCTCCGGGCCTTCTTCGCCGACCAGGTACGGCATGCCGGCAGCGACCGGGCCGCCCTTCGCGTGGGGCTCGGCACCGCCGGCAGACACGTCCGCCACGTACCGTTGACCGGAGATGCGCGCAAGCTGCCGCAGAATGTTGGCCAACACCGCCGAGGCCCGGTCGTTCACCGACACGTCGGTCGCCTTCGACGGCGGAACCTCGTTCAGCTTGTCGATGTAGCCCTGGATGAGAGGCCGCAACGTCGGGAACTTCCCGGCCAGATCCTCGAGGGCGCCGACCTGGGCTTGCGCCTTCTCCGACGCCGACAAGGTGCGCCCCTCCAGGCGGGCCTGGTCCTCGGCCAGGCGGGCAGCCGACGCCGCAGCCTCCAACGCCGACGCACGGAAGTCGCGCTGCGACTCCGACAGATTCCCGGACGCCTCCGCCGCCCCCTCGCCGCCGGCGGCGATCGCATCCATGTTCGACAGCACCCCAACCGCCGCTTCATCGACGCCTTGCAGCGCCGACTCGAGCCCGATCTGCGAATCGAACAGCGACAGCGTCGCCGTCAGCGCGTCGTTCGCCTTCTCCTCGATGCCGGCAAGCTGGTCGGCGACCGACTGGGCGGCGCCAGCCAGCGCACCCGACGAATCGGCCGCGGCGTCCAGCGCCGCCCGTTGCGCACGGATCGCCCCCGCCGACCGGGACGCCCCTTCAGTGACCGCGCCGAGCCCGTCGGCGGCTTCCTGCGCTCCGGAACCCATCCCGAGCAGTGACCGGCCCGCATCCTCTGCGTTCGTGATGAGCGCGTCGATGCCGACGGTCAGCGGGTTGATCTGGCGAAACTCTTGAAGGGTGCCGAGGAACCCGCCGGCGGCGTCCTTTAGCCCGTCGAAGAACCCGCCCGCGTCCTTTTGCTCAGCGGCGGACGCCACGCTCGCGAGTCCGCCCAATGAGCGGATGCCCTCGTCGACGATCGGCAGCAGCTTCTGGCCGATGGTGACGGTCAGGTTGTCGAGCGTGGCCTGAAGGGTGCGGCTCCGGTTGGCCGCCGAGTCGGCGGTGCGGTCGAAGTCGCCGAGCGCCTCACCGGCGTCCCGGAACATCAGCGTGACCGTCGCCGCCGCCTTCTCCTGCGCGGTCAGCGCCGCCGCGTTCGTCTTGCCGGTCTCGGCCATCGCCTGCTGCTGCACCGACGCCGCCGTGATCGTCGGCACGAACCTTTGCAGCGCGTCGAACTCGCCGCGGAACGCCGCCGTCTGCGCCTCGATCACCTGTGTGATGTCGGCGTTGTGGAACGACGCGAAGTCAGACGCCAGCTCAGTCAGCTGCTGAGAGAAGGCCGCCGTCTGATCGGTGCCGAACCCGAGCTGATCGAAGATGTTCCCAAACGTCGACGCCGCGTCGAGCGCGCCCTGCTTCGACTGACCGAAATCGGCGGCCGCCTGGTCGGCCCACTCCCGGATCGCGTCGGACTGGTCACCGAAGATCGCTTCGGTCTTCGACACGGTCTCCTGGAAGTCGACCGCCGCTCCGACCGCCCGGGAGATCCCGTCCACCACCGCGCCACCCACGGCGAACCCGGCGAACCCGGCGCCGAGCACCTTCCCCAACCCGGCCGACGCCCGCTGAACCCGGGAGATCTCGTTCGAGGCGGTGTCCCCGGCCTTGCGGGTCGCCTTCTCCAACGGCGCGCCGAACTCCTGCTCGATCGACCGTTGGATGCCCTTCGCCGACGCCGTAATCGACACGTAGGCGGTCGCGAGCTCAACTGCCATCGTCTCGCCTCCGTGCCTCGTCTCGACGGTGCAGGTCGATCAGCCGTCGTTTCATCTCCCCGCCGGACAGCTCCGACTTGCGGCGACGTGACGTGCCGGGCCGGTCGATCGGTTGCGGCCGGGGCGCCTTCGAGTTGCCGCCCCGCTGCCACAGCGCCAACCGCTCGACGTCGACCAGATCCGCGACGAGATGCTCGACCGGACCCCACGCCATCACGTCGCCGTGCATCTCCCGCCACAGCTCCGCGTCACGCGGCAGCCGGCCGATGAGGTTCCGGAAGCGGCGCATCGACAGACGCGGCCGGCCCAGGTCGAACAGGTCCAGCCCGTACCAGCGGAGCAGATCCGCTTCGATCGCCTCCCCATGCTCACGCACGAACACGAGAAGGCCGATCATTCCCCCTCGGCGACACCCTGCGCGTCGGCGATCATTCTGGACAGCATGTTGGCCGTCCCGCCCGACGACGTGTAGGTGGCGTACTGGGCGTCGCCGAGCAGCGCCTTCGCCCACGCGACCATGTCGCCTTGCTTGCCGGCTTCGATCGCTTCGTCGGGCCACATGAGCGGCGACGGGACGAACAGGTCTCCGGTTGGGGTGCGGATGATGACCGACTCGGCGGCGTGCTCTTCGATGAAGTCGGAGAGGACGACGACGCGCTGTTCCTTCTTCGGCATGACGAGGCTCCTCGGCGTGGCTCAAGGGTCTGACTCGGGTGGGTGGCGAGCCTCGCCAAAGGGGACCACCCACCCGAGGAACAGGTCAGGACTCGGTGATGTTCTGCGGGTCGTCGGTGAGCTCGGTGTAGAGCAGACCGTTCGCGTCCGGGTAGACGGTGATCGTCAGCTCGTACCCGGTCATCTCGGAGTCGGACGACACGACGTCACCCACTGAGGTGACCTCACCGCGAGCGACGCACAACCGGCGAGTGATGTCCCCGTCGACGGTCTCGATCACCCACGCCCTGACGTTCGGCTCGGTCGGCACGTAGTGGCCGCGGGTCACGTTCGCGCCGGCGATCGTCACCGTCGAGCCGGGGTTGACGACCGAGAAGACGCGGCCGTTGTCCTCGAGCGCGGTGACGGTGAAGGTGCGCTTGTGCTTGGCGCGGGTGGTGCGCACGAGGATGCCGCCCCACGCGTAGTGGTCGGTCTGCTCTTCCTCGCGGGATTCGGTCATCCCGTCGTCGGAGAGAAGCCCGAGCGCCTCGAACGCCGGGTCGAGAGCCGCGGCGGGGGTGGTCGGCATCGTGGAGCCTTCCGGCGCGTGGTACACGTCGGCGTTGATCCAGATGCGTGGGTTGTCAACATCACCGGCCATGAAGGCGGCCTCCTGAACTCACGCCGCCACGCGGCGAAGGTGTCGGTTCTCAGGTGGCGAGGCCCTGGCGGCGAGGCTCAGGAGATGGGGGTCAGCAGCGATCCGCGCATCCCGATCTGGACCGTGTACGTGTACCGCTCATGGTCGGACAGGTCCGGGAGTCGGGCGGGGCCGGAGATCTCCGTGATCCGGTAGACAGCGACTCCGGACGACGTGGTCCCACGCATCGCGTAGATGAGAGCTCGGGCTTGCTGGCACAGGTCGTGGGCGTCGGCTTCGTCGGATCCCCACGCTTCGACGGTGAGCATCGCCTCGTCGGCGACGAGGTTCATGCGGGGGCCGCCGATGCGGCGCACGGTCACGAACCGGGCGGGGCGTTCGTCGGGGACTCGGGAGAGGACGGGTACCCACATCTGCGGGTCGATGGCGTCGATCACGATCTTGACGGCGTCGGGGAACTCGACAGGGTCTGCGGGCATGGTCAGCCCCTCCCCGCATCGATGGCTCTGCTGAGCGTGCGATTCTCCGCCTCGGCGCGCATCGCCTCGAACGTCGCCGTGCGCACCGACGCCCGGGCACGGACACGGCCTACGGCGAGTTCGACCTCATGACCGTCGCCGGCCGCCGTCGCGATCCGGGAAGCCCGGCCGCGCAGATCGCCCTGCACTTCAGACGATCGGAGCAGCTGCCGCACCCCGGACCGGTTCAGCACGATCCGCACCTTCGCCATCGAGCATCTCCCGCGCCGTCGCAGCCATCGCCGTCATGCGTTCATGGTTGGCCTGCCGGTAGTGGATGAACAGGTTCTTGCTCTCGCGGCTGCCGGCGTTGCGGGTCAGCCGCTGCGCGGGCTGGTGGAACAGATGGATCAGCGGCCCGTCGTTCCGACCGGGCGGCCCGACGAGCAGGTGCAGCGCAAGCGACCAGGCAGAGTCCTCTTGACCCCAGCCGACGAAGCGGGGGTCGAGCGGCACCCGTTGCCACACGGAGCGGGTGATGGCGGTGATGCCGCCGCCCTGGTTGGCGTGGTGCTGCTCCATGAACCGCCGCGGCTCTTCGCCGCCGGCGAGGAGGACGGCGGTGGATGCTTCGTCGAGGCGGTGCACCTGGCCGTGTGGCTTGGCCCATCCGAACCGCAGTGCCTGAGCGGCAGCGATGCGCACCGTCTGCGGGTCGCAGTAGACGTCGGCGTCGGCGATGACGAACAGGTCGCCGGTCGCCTGCAGGGCAGCGGTTTCGACGGCTCGGGCTTTCACCCAGTCGCCTTCGCAGCGTCCGACGATCACCTGCCAGTCCGGGAAGTTCGTTCGCCACCAGTCGGTCACCCAGTCGAGCAGCCGGACCCGTTGCGGGTCGTCGCCGCCGAACGGAATCAGCACACTGACTCTTGGCCCGGCCGGGCGATGCGGTCGGGTAGCGGCCCGGTCGAGCTCGTCGAGCCACACCGGTAGGAGCCGCTCCCACGAGTTCAGCCGCGCCCACTGGCGGGACATCTTCTGACACACCGCGAGCGACGAGGGGGCGGCGAGCCGGTCCATGAGCTTGGCCAGCGCAGTGGTGGATGGTTCGGCGACGTCGACGGTGCCGCCGGGCATGTCGACCTGGTCGAAGCGGTCGACGGGGATCTTCAACCCGGGCCACGTGTCGTTCGGTTCGCAGTCGGTGACGATGACGGCGAGGCCGGCGGCCATCGCCTCCTGGGCCGGGAGGCACAGTCCGCCGTAGCGGCGGGGCATGACGAGCACGTCAGCGTCGTCGTAGAGCCGCCAGTAGTCGGGGGTCTCGAACCGGTGAACGTCGACGGTGACGTGGAGCGGTGTGTGCTTGCCGAGCGGGATGGTCCGGTCCTGTGTGGCGAACCGGACGTGGACGGGCTGCTCGAGGTGGTGGAGAGCGGCGGCAGCGATGCGGACGCCGTTTCGGTCGCGCATCGCTGTGACACCGCCGACGTGCAGGAACCGGGTAGGCCCGTCGGCTGGTGTCGTGGGGGTGAACCGGTCGACGGCGACGGGCATCGGAACGACGCGTGTGTCGGACGGGAGCAGGGGGAGCCGCCAGTCGGTCGCCGCCCACCAGGTGATGTCGGGGATCGCCGCCCGGTCGGGGCGCAGCATCTCCGGGTTGACGTGGCAGACGATCCCGGCCCGACCCCAGCTGGGCATCCGCCAGTCGTAGAGCGTTTCGGCGGTGTAGACGACGTCGAGCCCGGACAGCCACCGCTTCACCGTCTGGTCGTCGAGGACGTCACGGGCGGGCCAGTCAACCGACGTCGTGTCCCAATCGCGGTACCGGTTGGGATGCTCCGACACCCGGCACGGGCGGGGGCGGATGAGCAGCACCCGCTCCGGGTTCAGATGCCGGCAGGCTTCCCACGTCTGAATGCCGAGGCCACGGTTCGTGGACTGGGCGATGACTCCGATCTTCACGTGAACCTGCACTCGAACTTCGGGTCGTCGCCGCGCCCGTCGAGATGCCAGCTGCGCTTCAGGTTCTCCCCCGGTGCGTAGAGGCCGATGCGATGCGCGTGCCAGCCTTCGACCTGGGCGACCGAGTGCATCTTGTCCTCGATCATCGTGCGCCCCGATGTGGGGAAGTGGTCGTCGAGGATCCGCCGGTAGTAGCCGGCGGCAGCGAGGTGGGGGCGTTGCGACCATTGGGTTGTGCGCAGGATCGGCGCCCCAGCGAAGTCGATCGGTGTCTTGTCGACCATGAGCGGGCGGTGCGACCCGACGATCACCGCTTCGTGATGCAACCGGATCACGTCGAGCTGGTCGCCGACGGCGTCGAAGAGGGCGGGCCAGTCGATGAGCCAGTCGGTGACGAGCGGCGTGTCGTGCTCGACGAACAGCACCGCCGGGGTGTCGACGTGACCGAGCGTGACGCGGGTCATGTTCGCCTGATGCTGGAAGTCGTCGAACACGATCGGGGTGACACCCTGCCATCGCCATTGGCAGAGCCACAGCAGCCTGCGCAGATATGCCTCGTACCGGCCGCGGTGGTGTTCCTGCTCGGTGCGGACCCCGTCGCACATGATGATGATGTCGGCGTCGGGGAGCCAGTGTCGGACGGAGGCGACGGTGGTCTCGATGATCGACGTGTCCGGATGGGTCGGGATCGGCGACGTCGGGATGAGCACCGTGACGGGGCGCTGGTCGCTGCAGCCGACGTCGTCGAGGAGCTGGCGGCGGAGGGTGCGCTTGTGCAGCTGCCACCATGCGAAGCAGCGGTTCGCGTTGGCCGGCCATCGGTCGAGCTCGACGGCCAGGACGTCGGGCAGGTTGGCCCAGTCGTCGATGATCGGGAATGGCACCTGCCCGTACGTGAATGGCCAGTAGCCATCGACTCCGGCCGGGCATCGGCCGTCGGCGATCGGCACCACTCCGGCCTCGAGCGCCTCCCACACCCGGAACGTGTCCGGCGTCTTCGGCCCGGACGGGCACGGCGCGGCCTTGACCGCCGCCAACGTGGCCAAGTAGCGGTCTCTGGCCGCGCCTTGGGTGAAGCCGGGCGTTTCGACGACGTTCGCCGGGTCGACGGCCCGCATCGCCGCGACGGCCTCTTGGCGGCGGCGGTGGTTGACCTGACCGGCGAACCACCAGTCCCCCGTCGGGTCGACGGGTCCGTCGCCCTGCAGCTGGCCGAGCAGCGCCCTGGTGTCGGCCGGCCAGCCGAGCGGCCAGAACCGGTCATGGCCGGCGTGGATGTCGGGTCGGGGGGTCTGGATCCACACGAGCGGAGCGCGCAGCTCGCGCCACGGGAAGATTGATTCCTCGTCCGACGTGAGGATCGCCACGTCCGCCGGGTCGACGTCGCCGGGGGTGTGGTAGCGGGCCGGGACGACGACCGTCTGGCGGGGCGTCTCAGCCGGGAGCATCTCGTCGAGGAGGGCCTGGTCCCAGCAGAGCGGATGAGCGTCGAGCCAGCGGACCGGGATCATCGCTTCACCGCGACGATCCAACGCCATTCGCTGTAGCAGTCGTTGAGGAGGTGGGTGATCGGTGCGAGCCGGGCGGCGTGACACCAGTCGAATACGACGTCACGGTTGACCTGGTGCGACGTCGGGCCGTGCTCGTCACCTTCGACGTACTGGGCTACTAGCCGTGCACCGGGGACGAGACGCTGCCCGATCGACTTGATCGCCACCGCCCCTTCGCCGTGGGTGAGGTGTTGGAGCACGGTGACGGTGTAGGCGCCGACGAACCACACGTCCGGGATGACCGGATCCACCACAGCAGGAACTAGACGCTCGATGAACCTGGCCCGGATCGCGTCAGCGGGTTCCACGCCGCGAATGTCGAAGCCGGGCCGCAACCGCGCTACGGCGGCCGTGAGACGACCGGTACCGCACCCGAAGTCCAGCACCGGGCCTTCGCGCACCTCGAGCTTGTTGGTCACGATCTCGGCGACCCGGTCGACGTCGTATGGCGGGACCCCTGCCGTGTTGTCGTCGATGGCGTCACCTTCGAGACTGCGCCACCAATCGAGCCCGGTCAGCACGGCGAGAAGAGCCAATGCTGCTCGTGGTCAGTGCCGAGATGCTCCCCGTCGTAGCCACGCTCCGCCATGTAGGCGAGCAGCTCTTCCGGGGTGGCGGCGTAGTCGCGGGCCATCAGATCCGGGTGAATCGACACCCACACCAGCGGGCGACGCATCCGCAGCACCATGTCTGCGCCGCGCAGCACGTCAAGCTCGGCACCTTCGACGTCGATCGTGATCGCGTCCGGCATCGCCGTCCGGGCCAGCCGATCGATGGTCGTCACCGGACATTCGGTCAGGTGCTTCGGTTCGTGCAGGTACGTGTATGACATGGCGCCCCATTCGCCGCCGATCGAACAGTCAGGCCACCCACCGACGTTGATCTCGGCTTCGCCGGCACCCCACTGGCCGGCGTGCCCGACCAGCGACCGGACGGTGGCGAGCGGCGCCGCCAGAGCGTTGTGCTCCCACGTGAGCCGGATGTTGCCCCACAGCGGCCCGGTCGGTTCGATCAGCACCATGTGCTCGGCGCCGACGAACGATGCGTAGATCGCGGAGATCCAGCCGTGCTCGGCGCCGACGTCGAACAGGGTCATCCCGTGCCGGAGATGGTGCTCCATCGACGCGAACCGTTCGACTTCCCAGCGGGAGATCGCATCCCAGTCGGCGATGCTGTCCGGCAGGATCAGCCGCCACCGGCCGTTCACGACGGCGGGTTTCACAGCATGCCCCGCTGCTCGAGGACGGCGACGAGCTGACGCATCCTCACCTCGTACGTGTGGCCGGCGAGCACATGGCGGCGGCCGAGCTCGGCGACCCGCTCTCGTGTGGAGTCGTAGCGGAGCGACCCGTCGATCAGGTCACGCAGGCTCGACCAGTCACCGACGTGCCACGTCAGCAGATGCTGCCCGTCGCTGTAGAGGCGGCCGTCGGTGACACCTTCGACGTGCGGGTGGATGAGGAACCCGCCACGTCCGAGCGTCTCCGGGATCCGATCACTTGCGTACCTGGTCTGGCCGCCGGCGAGACAGGAGTCGCCGACGAGCACCTTCACCGTCGCGTACAGGTCGCGCAGCGCCTCGCCTCGAACAGCTGGCTGCCCCTTGGCTGGCCAGAACCGGCAGCGGGTGCCGTACGTCTCACGCAGCCACCGGACGAGCTGCCCGCGGTGGGGCCATTCGCGGTGATAGTGGCCCTGCCACGATCCGACGAACGCGACGTCGGAAGAGAAGTCCTCGCGGAACGTGCCGGGTTCGCACTCGGCCTCTGAGACGCCGGGCGGCATCCACACGTGCTCGATCCCGACTTCGGCCCATTGTGCGTTGTGTCCGCCGTCGGCCGTCGCCAGCAGATCGACGGTGAAGAACGGCGACTCGCGGATGCGATGCTCCCGATCCAATCCCCACCAGCGATCCAGATGGGTGCCGATGATCGGGACGCCGCGGTTTCGGATCTCTTTCAGGAAGCGGCGCTGGTCGTCGTAGGTGACGGGCGGCGCGTAGTCGTAGGTGGTTACCCACTGCACGAGCTGGACGTCGTCGGGGATCCGTTCGGCCATGTGTCGCCACGCCGACGGCGCCTCTTGGATGCGGGCCACGTCGTGGCCGTTGGCTTCCCAAGCGTTCGCCAGGTGTGTCTCGGTCGAATGGGGCACGGAGTGGTTGCCGATCAGGGCGACGTTCAACATGGCGAGGCTCCAGAGGGGTCAGCCGTCGACGGTGCGCAGCGCGACCTCGAGGTGATGAGCGGCGGTCGTCGTCCACATCGACCCAGGGACACCGTCGACCTCGAACGTCCGCCCGTCCCACACGACCCGGTCGCCGGCGGCGATCGCAGTGGCCGGATCCATGAACGCCACCCAGCCAGTGACCACGACCTGGCGGCCGTCGGCGTGCTGCTCACCGGGCAGGGTCCGCTGCTGCACGAACGCCCGCACCTCCGCCTCGGACGGCGCCGACCAGTCCGGTTCGCTGTTGCCGTACCGGTCGGACGACGACGACGCGCGTTGCACGGTCACCGTGTGCGGAAGGGTGATCATCCGACGCGGATCTGGCGAGCCGGTCGGACCGGGTTGGCGTAGCGGCGGGCGATCACCTTCTCCGAGTCGAGCAACCCGAGCCCGCCAGCCGCGGCGGCGACACCGATGCTGTACGAGTAGGCGCCGATCGTCTCCTGCGTCAACCCGGACGTCTCCGGTGGCCGACCCAACGCCCGCGCCGCCACCTGACACACCAGGGCGACGATGTCGTCCGGGACCGGGTCGTAGCCGTGGTCATAGACGACGGTGACCGGAGCCAGCGGGGTGCGCCACGGGTACTCGTAGTCAAACCGGTACACCTCAGCCGACGTGAGCGTGATCTCGGTCCCGCCGCCGTCAACCTGATACCAGGTGAAGTCGAGCGCCGCAGCGTCCTTGTCCACAACCGAATCCACAGCCGTCACCGGGATCTGCGGGAGGCGGACGATGCCGCACTGTGGAACGATCTTCACCGAGTCGTTCGCCACCGACGAGATGACCTGACCACCGGCTGCGGCACGCACCGCCGCCGACGCGTCGTCCAACAGGGCGACGGCGCGGGCCTTCACGGTCCCGTCGTTCAGGTCGATGGCGACCCGCTGCTGAAGATCGACGATGGTCGCGAGAGCAGCCACATGCCACCTCCAACAGCAGGTGACCCCGGACCAGCCTGGACCGGTCCGGGGTCTCTTGGTTCAGGACGTCTGGATGTCCGTCAACTGCACGAACGCGTCGACGTCGTTCACGAGCCAGCCGTACTCGGCCTCCGCCCGAATCGCGACGAGGTTGTTCTCCCACAGCGACGTGAGCGACCCGTTGATCGTCACGGTCGCCTCGGTCGACACGTCGTAGCTGATGCCTCCGACGACACCCCACGCGCACTGCGAGAAGTCGCCGCCGAACCCGCACGTGATCCCGTACGACAGCTCGCCCATCGCGGCGGGCCGACCGAGCAGCCGACCGTTCTGCACACCGGCGCCGATGTTGACCGTCCCGTCGGGGGTCTCCATCGCCGTCCAAATCGGGCGGCCGGTCGTGTCGACGGCGTCGAGGAGGATGCCCTCCACCTTCGGGTCGAGCACCCAGCCGGTGAGCCGGTAGCGGCGACCGACCGCGTCGCTGTCCTGCACGAGGAGCTTCAGAGCGTCGACGAGATCGTTGTGGACGCCGCCGGTGTTTTGCGCCGACGTGCCGAACTCGACGTCCTTCGTCGTCGCGGCGAGGTTCGTCGAGAACGGGCCACCGGAGGGGGTGCCGTCGGGGCCGGCGTCGTACAGCGCCGCGTAGTCGAACGCGACGGCGAACGCCTCCGCGATCTGCGGGCGGAGCAGGTTCATGTAGTTGCCGGGGTTGGCGCGCACGACCTCCGCCGAGACGACCGCGATGGCGGCGAGCTTCTGCGGGGTCATCGTCTTCAGCGTCATCGACCCGGACGACGCCGGCTTGGCTGCGGCCTCAGCGACCCAGCCGGCCGACATGCGTCCGGTGACGACCGGGATCGATTCGCCGTTCGCGCCGAGCGGGATCTGAGGGGCGACGCGTTGCACGACCGACATGCGGGCGGCACGTTCGAAGATGGGGGCAGCGATGTTCGCCGGCAGGAAGCCGGAGAAGTCGCCGGTGACGGTTGCGGCGGAAATCGCCATGACAGGTTCTCCTTACGGAAGGGTGCTCAGGTGATGCCGAGCTTCGACTTGAGGGCCCGCTCGAGCGGGTCCCCGTTGAGCGCCATCGCTGACCCGCTGCGCTGCCCCTGCCCCAGGTCGAGCACGGCGGCGAGAGGGTTCTCCGGCTGCTCGGGGATGGGGGCGATGCGATCCACCCACTTGCCGATCGCTTCCCGGTCGGGGTCGCCGTCGTCGCCGATGAACCGGGACTGGTTGACTCCTTCGAGGAGCGCGTCGACGTCGACGTTGCGGCCCGCCAGGGCGGCGCGCAGCTCGGCGGCGACGAGCTTCGACCCGGCCTCCGCGGCGCCTTCAGCGCGGCCCTTCGCGTGGGCCTCGGCAACGGCCTTCTCGAGGTCGGTCATCGTGGACTTGCGCAGCTCAGCGAGCTCGGCAGCGGCCGCGGCGTTGGCCTTGGCGCGCTCTTCCTGCTTCTGAGACTGGCGCTTCCACTTGTCGGCTTCCGCCTGCCAGTCCTTCTCCGGTGCCGTTGCGGCTTCGGTGTCGACGGTGTCGGCGGTGGTGGTGGCGTCCGTTGCGGACACATCGGTCATGGATGGGTTCCTCCCGTTGCGGGTGGCTGGTGCCCCGTTGCGGGGCGAGAGATCATGCGAAGACCGGGGCGGCGGAGCAGTGGCAGCGGTCGTGGCCGTAGTCGGCTGCTTCGGCGGTGTCGTAGACGGTGCCGGAACGGGCCCGGCACCACGTGCACGCGCCGCGGTTCGCGACACGCTCGAAACCGATCACGTCCACTTCGGCGCTGGCGGTGGCGTGGTCGCCGGTGCGACGCGCCGCGGAAACGACGAAGTTCGCCGCGATCGCCGCCGCCCGACCCCGCCCGGATTCAAGCGCGGCTTCGACGGGGTGTCCGTTCTTCAGCGCCGCCCAGTAGGCGATGAATGGTTCCCGGGTCTCGACCGGCACCGGCACGTCTCCGGGTTCGATCGCGGCGGGACGGATCTGGGCGAGCGTCGAGAAGTAGGCGACGCTCGACGCCACCGCGACACGCTTCGCCGCGGCCAGCGGCGGCCTCGACCGTGCCTCGAAATCGTCGACGTCCGCCTCGTCGTAGCCGTCCAGGCCATCCCACACCGACGCCAACAGCACACCGGCCCGCAGTCCGAGACGGTCAAGGAACGTCTGATGTCGGCGGGTCAACGCCCGCCGCTGCCGGTCAGGTAGCGGCATCAGCTGACACCGGCTCACGCTCGGCCGGTTCTTGGATGCCGGCCAACAGCACATCGGTCGCTCGTTCGGCT